CGCTGCCGCACCTGCGACACCTACCGGCGACGCCGCGGCACTGACCGGCCCGACGACCTCGTCGTCAAACAAACCCAGCGCGACATCGAACGCGCCAGCAAGCGGTGCGGTCGATGAACGAACGACCTAACGCCGATGATGTGCGGCACGTCGTCCAGTTCTCGACCGGCCTCGGATCTGCCGAGGTCGCGCGGCGAGTGGTCGAAGCGCATGGCGTGGGGAACACGCTCCTCCTGACCGCTGACACGCTTGTTGAGGACGAGGACAACTGGCGGTTCGCCCGCGAGGCCGTGGAGTTCCTCGGCAACCCGGAGTGGGTCATTCGGCGCGACGGGCGGACCCCGATGCAGGTCGGACGGGACCACCGGGCCGTCCCGAACAACCAGATGGCGATCTGCTCCCGAATCCTCAAGCGGGAGCTTCTGCGGAAGTGGCTAGAGGACAACTGCGACCCGGCCCGGTCGGTCATCTACCTCGGCTTCGACTGGACCGAACAGCACCGCTGGGACGCCGCTCTTGAGCCCTGGCAACCGTGGACGATTGACGCGCCGCTCATGCGGGCGCCGTACAAGCAGAAGGCCGACCTGATCTCCTGGTGGCGTGACGAGGCTGGCATCGAACCGCCCCGCCTCTACGCCCAAGGCTTCCACCACGCCAACTGTGGCGGCGGCTGCGTCCGGGGCGGGCAGGCTCAGTGGGCGCTCCTGCTCAGGGTCAACCGGCCCCGATACCTCGAATGGGAGGCCGAGGAAGAGGCGACGCGGGAGCTGCTGGAGAAGGACGTGACGATCCTCAAAGACCGTCGCGGAGGCGACACCAGGCCGATCAGCCTGCGCCAGTTTCGAGAGCGTTTGGAAGTCCAGCCGTCACTCTTCGACGCCACCGAGTGGGGAGCGTGTGCATGCTTCTGACGCGACACAACGACGGATCAGCGTGCCAACCACCTGCTAGCTAGCGCGCTTGCGCGAGTTAGCACAGTGGCCTACATTTGCTCAAGATGGGTCGGCGTCCGCACAGCGGACGGCCGGCCCTTCCCGCGCTAGGAGGCAGATTCCATGACCGACACGCCGCAGCCGGACCCCGGTTCCCAGCCTGACCAGCCCGCCGACGAGCCGGACGACGACCAGAATGACACGGCCGATGCTGGGACCGACGCAGAGGGTACGCAGCCGACTGCATAGGCATGCACTTCGGCGTGCATAGTCCGATGGCTGTCCGGTTGGTGCCGGTTGAGGCATGGTCTGTGCCGTTTGCCCCGGTGGCTTATGGGCCGGGGGGTCCGAATCACGCCAAGGGCCGCCGGCGCGTGACCCCGCCTCAAATTTTCCCTCCCCAACCGAAAATTTGGACATTCTGCCCACTCTGGCAACAAATGACCTGCATATATGCACGGCGGCGCAGATGGCTGCATCGGTATGCAGGCGTGAGCGGTTCGGGTCGGTTGAGGCCGGGTCTGTCCGGTTCGGGCGATGCCTAGACCGGGAAACACGACCCAGCGGGGCTACGGCCGGGCCTATCAGGTCGCTCGGGCGAAGCTCCTGGCCGACAAGCCGATGTGCCGCTGGTGCGGGATCCGGCCGGCGACGACGGCGGACCATGACCCGCCGATCGCCGAGGTCGGTCACCCTCATCTGAATCTGGTTCCGGCATGCGGTCCGTGCAATTCGGGGCGGGACCGTCGGATCCGCACGGCCGAACCGTCGAGGCGATGGTGAGTGAAGCGGCGGGCCGGTTCGAACGCTCAGGGACTCGAGCGGACGTTGAGGGCGCTCGAGGTGCGGTTGGACGAGGACGACGAGGCGTTGGTGGCGTTGGCCCGGGGGCTGGCGGCGGCGGTGGATGCCGATCCGGGGAACGCGGCGTTGTGGCGGGAGTACCGGGCGGCCGTGACAGCGCTCAGTTTGGCTGGGGCGGACAAGGTCGACGATGACACTCGCGAGTTCTTGTTCACGGTTCGGACTCCCCGAGCCGCGTTGGGCGACGGCTCGGACGCCTAGCCGCCGGTCGTTCGGTCCGGCGATCGCCGCCGTCGCCGAGCGGCTGGGTCTGCCGCTGATGCCGTGGCAGAGGATGGTGGCGGACGTGGGCGGGGAGCTGACCGAGGAGGGTTTGCCGGCGTACCGCGAGGTGGTGGTGACGATCCCCCGGCAGTCGGGCAAGACGACCCTGCTCTTGGGGTGGCAGGTCCAGCGGGCGCTCGGCTGGGAGGGTCCGCAGCGGATCGTCTACAGCGCCCAGTCGGGTACCGACGCCCGCAAGAAACTCCTCGACGATCAAGTGCCGATCCTCGAGCCGCGCCGTAAGGCGTTCGGGATCCGGCGGATCGTCCGGGCGAACGGCAACGAGGGGGTCTCGTTCGCCAACGGGTCGAAGATCGTCCTCCTGGCGTCGACGGCCGACTCCGGCCACGGCAAGACCGTGGACCTGGCGGTCAAGGACGAGCTCTTCGCCGACCACGACGACCGCCGCGACCAAATCCTGGTGCCGGCGATGGTGACCCGCCCGGCGGCGCAGATCTTGACGTCGTCGACGATGGGCACCGAGGAGTCGATCCCGCTGAACCGCAAGATCGAGCAGGGCCGCCTGGCGGTGGGGGCGGACACCCGGTCGGGGATCGCCTATTTCGAGTGGTCGGCGGATCCGGCGGCGGATCCGGATGATCCGGCGACGTGGTGGTCGTGTATGCCGGCGTTGGGTCATACGGTGACGGAGGAGGTTATCCGTCATGCCCGCATGTCGATGACGGATGGCGAGTTCCGCCGGGCGTTCCTCAACCAGCTCACTAAGAGCGACGAGCGGGTGTTGCCGGCGAAGGCGTGGGAGGCGGTGGTGTCGCCGTCTGCGGCGCCGTCGGGGCAGCTTGTGTTCTCGGTCGATGTGAATCCGGAGCGGACAGCTGCGTCGATTGTGGCGGCGTCTGGTGGGGATGTGCCGGTGGCGGAGCTGGTTGAGTTCCGGGCGGGGACGGGTTGGGTTGTCGGCCGGGCCGCTGAGCTGTCCGACCGCCACGGGGGGACGTGGGTCGTTGATGGTTCCGGCCCGGCCGGTTCGCTGATTAATGAGTTGGAGGCGGCGGGGTTGCGGGTGCATCCGGTGACGGCCCGCGAGTTGATCGAGGCGTGCGCTGGTCTGTACGACCGGGTGGTTGAGGGGCGGGTGCGGTTCCGGAAGCATCCTCGGTTGGATGAGGCGGCGGCTGGGGCCGCGAAACGGTCGGTGGGTGACGCGTGGGCGTGGACCCGTAAATCGGCGTCGGCTGACATCTGCCCCTTGGTGGCGGCGACGCTGGCGGTCTGGGGGGTGAGCCGGAGTGGTGGGGCTTCGGCTTATGAGGAGCGGGAGTTGGTGGTCCTGTGATCCTCGAGGTGGTGGCGGCGACTGTGGCGTCGTCGGGGGTGGCGGTGGCGGCGACGTGGCCGTCGCGGGATCGTTTGGTGCGTCGTCGGGTGCGGGACACGGTGGTGGTCACGTTGAAGGACGGCCAGGCGTTCCGGGGTGTGTTGTTCGATGTGGATGGCCGCTCGTTTGTGTTGCGGGACACGAAGGTGGTGGTCGCGGACGGTGCCCGCCAGGTACCGGTCGATGGTGAGTTGTTGGTGGCCCGGGCGGATGTGGCGTACATGCAGAGGCCGGGTGGCTGATGGCGATCGTGAGTGGCGGCGAGCTCGTCCTGGCCGATACGTCTCCGACGTTCGCTCGGACGACGTATTGGACTCCGGAAGGTGTGGGGCTGACCGGCAAGTTCGCTTCGTATTCGGCGATCTACCGGCAGCAACTGTGGATTTTCGTGGTGGTGCAGAAGTTGGCGTTGGGTACGGCCCGCCTGCCGTTCAAGATCTATCGGCGTGGCGACACTGGCCGCGACGACGCTCGGGATACGCCGTTCGCTGAGTTGTTGCGGCAACCGAACCCGAAACACGACCCGTTTTTCTTCTGGTTGTGGACGGCGTCGACGTTCAACGTGTTTGGTGAGGCGTTGTGGGTGAAGGTCCGCAACGCCGACCGGTCAGTGAAGGAACTGTGGCCGTTGCATCCGGTCAACGTGTTCACCCGCAACGAGAACGGCACCCTCACCTACTATTTCTACGGCAACGCGTCGACGGAACCGCAGTTCGCGATCCCCGCCGGTGACGTCGTCCATTTCAAGGCGTACAACCCGGACACGACGGTGCGGGGCATGTCACCGATCGAACCGCTGCGTCAGACGTTGCTGAATGAGGACGCGGCGCGGCGGGCGACGGCGTCGTTCTGGCAGCGGGGCGCCCGCCCGGCGCTCGCCTTGTCGCATCCCGGGGTGTTGTCCCAGTCGGCGGCGGATCGGCTCAAAGCGAGGTGGGACGCCGTCGCGGCCGGCGCCGACAAGACCGGCGCCACGGTCGTCCTCGAGGAAGGCATGAAACCCGAGGTGTTGAGCCTCAACATGGAAGAGGCCCAGTACGAATCGACCCGGAAGCTGAACCGAGAAGAGTGCTGCGCCGCCTACGACGTGCCGCCACCGGTTGTGCACATCTTGGACCACGCCACCTATTCGAACATCACCGAACAGATGCGGTCGATGTATCGGGACACGATGGCGCCCCGCTTGTCGCTGTTCGAATCGGTGGTCGATACGCAACTCCGCCCCGATTTCGACACCACCGGCGAACTGTACGGCGAGTTCCTGATGGACGAGGTGCTACGGGGCGATTTCGAAATCCGGGCCGAGGCGTACCAGAAGGCCATCAATTCGGGTTGGATGTCGCCGGCGGAAGCGCGGGTGTTGGAGAACCTGCCGGCGGTGGACGGGTCCGATCGGCTGTTCATCAACGCCACGCTGATCCCGATCGACGAGGCGTCGCAACACACATCGCCGAACCCGCCGGCGGAGAACGACCCGGCGCCGCCCGGGTTGGCGCCGATGCCGGCGCCGAACATGCCGGTGGCGGCATCGAATGGTAATGGCTCATCGCAGAACTGAAGGAGGGGCCGTGGAGACGAAGACGCTCCGCGCCGAAGTGAAGACGCTCGACACCGAGCATCCGTGGGGCGAGTTCCTCGTCTGTCTGTCCGCCCCGACCGTCGACCGTGACGGCGAACTCATCGAGGGCCGGGCGTTTGAACCGCTGCCGGAACACATCACGTTCGATGTTGACCATGGACTCAAAACGTCGGCGGTGGTCGGGTCGGGCCGGCCTTACTACGACGGTGACCGGCTGATGGTGCGGGGCACGTTCTCGAGCATCCCCCGGGCGCAGGAGGTCCGCACCCTCGTCAACGAGGGGCATATCCGCACGACCAGCGTGGCGTTCCACCGGGCCGAGAAAGAAGCGAAAGATGGCGTCACCTACATCACCAAAGCCGCCTTGTTGAACGGGTCGTTCGTGCCGGTGCCGGCCAATCCCGACGCGCTTGTCGTCATGTCGAAAGCGGCCGACACCGAAGTGGAGGCGGACGTCGCCGCTGACGCCGACCCGGAACCACCGCCGCTCAAGGCGGTCGGTGACATCGAAACGAAACGGGGCCGGGTGTTGTCGGCCGAGAATGAACAGAAAGTCCGTGATGCCATCGACCTTCTCGGCCAGCTCCTCGAGGGGCTGACCACCGAAGAACGCCAAGAAAACGAAGAGGAAACCAGCGAAGGTGAAAGTGGCGGCAAAGCGTTTTCGTCGCCGGATGTCTCCGACGAAGAGGTGGCGTTGCGTGTCGCGCTAGCCGAGGAGCTGCGACGGTTCTTCGCGGCGTAGCCGCCGATCACATGTCCCGTATGAGCCGCCCCCTCCCCGGGGGCTTTTCAATGCCCTCTGAAAGGGAGGCGAACCGATGCCCACGCTTGTAGAGCTCGAACAGGCCAAGAACAAGGCGGCGCTTGACGCCCTTGAGATCGTGACCGACAAGACGCGCACCCCCGCCGAGATCATCGAAGCGAAAGAGAAGGCCGAGGCCGAACTGAAGAAGTACCAGGATGCCCTCGCCGACCTTCACCAGAAAGCCGAAGAGGAGAAGTACCTCGACGAGCAGCGCAAGAAGTATTCGGGTGCCGGCGAGGTCGTCAAACCGGAAACGAAGGGTGTCGACACGATCGAACGGGTCCGTGGCACCGTCGCCGACCAGCTGTTCGACAACCCGGCGTTCCTCAAGATGTACGACGCTGACCGTCCCAACGTGTTCTCGACCGGGCCGGTGCAGGTCAAGGCGACCCTGACCGAAACAACCGCTGGTGGCACGACCGGCTCCGGTCTGGCCCAACCGCAGGTCGCCCCCGGGATCCTCGGGATCCTGTTTCAGCGGCTCACCATCGAAGATCTCATCCCCGGCGGGCAGACCGGTTCGGCGCTGGTCCGCTACCTGAAGGAGACCGTGGCGACCAACGCGGCGGCGGCCGTCGCCGAAGGTGGCGCGAAGCCGGCGTCGACGCTGAACTTCGCCGCGGTTGACGAACCCGTCCGCAAGGTGGCCACCACCATCAAGGTCACCGACGAAATGATGCAGGACGTCCCCGCGATCCGGTCCTACATCGACAACCGGCTCACCCTGTTCGTCCAGATCGCCTCCGAAGCCCAGATCCTCACCGGTGCCGGTACCGGCGCCAATATCACTGGGATCCTCAACCGGTCCGGGCTGACCGCCGCCCAGGCGATCGGCACCGACACCGCCCCCGACGCCATCTTCAAAGACATCACGAAGATCCGGGTGGCGTCATTCCTCGAACCGGACGGGATCGTGATCCACCCGACGAACTGGCAGACGATCCGGCTCGCCAAAGACGCCAATAACCAGTATTACGGTGGTGGCCCGTTCACCGCCGCCTACGGCGCCGGCGGCGGGATGGCTCCCGACATGCTGTGGGGCAAGCGGGTTGTTGTCACCCAGGCCATGACCGCGGGGACGGCACTCGTCGGCGCGTTCGCGCAGGCCGCCCAGATCTTCAACAACGGTGGTCTCACCGTTGAGGCGACCAACTCGAACGAAGACGACTTCCTCAACAACCTGATTGCCCTTCGGGCCGAACGGCGCCTCGCGTTGGCTGTGTACCGGCCTTCGGCGTTTTCGACGGTCACCGGGCTGACCTGATGATGGCCGACGAACCGCAAGCCCAAAACGAAGGCATGGCCACGATCACCAACTCCGGTGGTGGCGGCACCGTCGACAGCGGCACCGGCGCCTACGACAACCCGCCCACCGAAACGACCTACGGGTCGGATGTGTCAACGGAACCGACCGGCGCCGTCGAAGGCCCACCGGCCGAAACGACGGTGACGTCACCGGCAGGAGACGAGTTCTCGCAGCCGACCGGGGCGTCACCGAACCCGCCGACGGAAACGACAAGCTGGCAGTGGCCCGCCGTCGAACCCGACACGCCGCAGACACAGACCGCTCAGCCGGAAACGAAAGCGGTGGAGTCCGGCGAGGCAGGTGTGGAGAACAAGTAAGTGAGTGCTGTTGTCAAACCGCCGCCGCAAGGGCCGGTCGGCCCAGTCGGACCGCAGGGTCCCGCTGGGCCGCCCGGCCCGCCCA